GCTTGACGATAATCCAGTTGAGCCTGTGTTGCCGTGCGGTCTGGAAGAACCCACCAATCTGTTTCTGCAATCAGACGGTTACGCTCTGCTCGTAGTAGACGCATAGGCTCTGCATTTTGTAGCTCAGTCAGCTTGGCTGAAACTTGTGACCATGTTACGCCAAATCCAGATGGGTCATTGCTCTCTGTCTGTTGGCCGTTTGCATCCCAACTAACAATATAAAGCATCTCATTAAATTCAGTTTCGTTAGTAGGCTCACCACGCAATATAAAGTTTGGCTCATCCAAAAGACTAACGATTGCCTCAGTTACTAAACTCATCCCGCTATCTCCATAACAATAAGGGTTGTGCCTCTGTAAGCGGCTGTCTTTGTGCCTGACTCACGATAAGCATATGGCCGCAATCGAATAGTACGCTGGCTTGTAGTGTTTGGAGAAAAAGTTCCAACCACAATCTCACTAGGCCAGTAAGGTTGATTGCCAGCGGCTACATATTGAGTTTCTGAGTACCAAGGGTAGTCGCTATTATCTATACTACTGGCATCGTTCAAAGTAATTATTCCACCATGTGCTCCAGTATTAAACGAATTCATTGAAGTCCAGCCCACCTGTCCTATGCAATATAGTATACTGCTCGTTGAGCTAGGTGTAATCGTGACGGTTTGCGCTAGGGCAAAAGTTCTGTTGGCAACATTTGCACCATATAACTGGCCGGGATTGGAAGACGCTGTAATTGTAGTAGTGCTGGCATTTTGACTTATTGCCTGTTTGAACTGCAAAACTGCCCCAGTAGGAAAAACACCATTAGGCAAAGTCCCAGTGTCTACAGCCGATGCACTAATGCCACTGGTAGGTAGCCTAGCGGCGGCTAGTGTGCCTGTAGTCAGCGCAGAGGCATCATTAGAAGCAGGGACGTTATCTAATGCCCCTGCAACAACATCCCCATTGGCATCAACAAGGTTTGCAATATCTCTTGCTCGTGTCATTAGTTTGCCTCCAATTCAGCTACACGGGTTTCAAGGTCTTCAATTTTCTGCATAGCTTCTTGAAGGGCTTTGATAGCTTTCATGTACAACACAGAGTATTTAACAGACATTTTACCTGTTTCGTCACTGGTCTTTACCAGACCTGTCATACCAGCCGCCTCAACATCTTGGGCTATTACTCCGATGCAAGTTCGTTCTGGCTCTCCAATAAAATTGTAGTTCTTTACTTGCAGAGCCTTTATGTCATCCCACTGGCTGTTGGCATCAGTGATGTTTTCTTTTAACGTGCGGTCAGATGTTCCAGTAAAGTTATTTGTCCGACTTTCAACATCACCACCAGCTTCAATAACGGCCTGAATATTTCTAGTTCCACCAACATCTGAGTACCAATTTTGGATATGGTTTGTACTGCTAGTTGATTGCCGATAGGTGTCAGCGGCACGGCCATCAGATTCGCCAAGTATCGTAAACTGAGTTGAACCACTAATAGTACTACCAGTTCCAACTACAATATCCCCATCGGCTTGGATACGCATACGCTCGTTGTTGCCAGAGGTGTAGAAATACATATCATCCCCAACACCACGAATACGATTAAATCCTGCGGTTGTGTTGGCATCTCCTAAAGTTATGCCACCACCTGATGTTCCAGTGCTTGTAAAATCTGCGACTGTACCAGTACTAGCTTCAACTGTTAATGTTCGATTTGGTGTTGCAGTGCCAATACCTAAAAGGCCATTGCTATCAAGCGTCATCACTTTAGCTTCACCGCCATATGCCGCATCACCGCCAGTGTGAAATGTCATATCGCCAGACGATGATGTGCCAAAACGTATTGAGCCAGTTGAGTCGCCCATCTCTATGAAGCTGGCGGTGTTGGATGAGGTTATTCTCACTGGTGTTTGACTGGACGCACTAAAGGTTGCGGTGCCTGTTGTGCTAATGTTACCAGTGCCAGTAATATTGTTACTGTTAAGGTCAAGGTTACCGCCTAGTTGTGGCGTAGTGTCCGCTACAAGGTCTGTAGACACAGTGTCACCAACCCAATTAGTACCATTCCACTTTAGAAACTGACCAGTAGATGCCGAGGCTGAACTTACGTCAGACAGGTCATCCAACGATGTGTTCTGTAGTTCAAACGTACCATAACCCACAATGTCTACGGTGTCGTTTACTGCCGCACCAGTTGTCAGTACAACAGTAGAGCCGTTGGTAGCTGTAAAGTCTGTACCGTTAATCAGCTTCACACCGTTCAGGTACACATCTACAAAGCCAGCATCATAGGTTGCGGCAAAGCTAGTTTGCCCAGCCGTTGCTGTGTAGGTTGTTCTGTTACTTGTACCGTTGACTGATGAACCAGCATTAACAAAGCCAGAGCCATCATAAACCTTCATCACCAAAGATGCAGGGTCAGTATCAAACCAGAGGTCACCCTGTGTAGGGTTTGCTGGTGCTGTTGCAGAAATGAAGTAGGTGTCTGCAAAGTTGTTTACATTCGTCAGGTTAGAGACAACTGTATTAATGTTGGTTGCCGCACCCGCCACCGTGTTGATGTTCGTAGTATTACCAGCTACAGCCGTTACATTGGCGTTATTAGTTGCCACAGTGGATACATTAGAAGAAATGCCAGCCACTGTTGTAACGTCACTGGATACACCAGCTACCGTGTTGATGTTGGTATTGTTACCAGCCACGGTGTTTACGTTAGTGATGCTCCCGGCAACCGTACCGATGGTGTCAGTACCAGCGAGGTCTGTCGCTACCGTACCAATATCAGTCGCATCTCCGGCAACCGTTGTTACGTTTGCTTGGATACCAGCGACAGTCGTTACATCACCTGAGATGCCAGCCACGGTAGATACATTGGCGTTGTTACCAGCTACTGTGGTCACATCGCTAGAGACACCAGCAACCGTATTGACATTAGAGATGTTAGTACCAACTGTGTTGACGTTGGCGATTGCGTTAGCAACCGTGTCAATCTCTGAGGTAGCCTCATTCAAGTCGTTAGCGGCAGTCTCGATTTCTGAGATTGCTTCATTCAGGTCATTAGCTACAGTCACCACATCAGCGATGTTGGTGGCTACAGTGTTGACGCTGGCGATGTTGGACGAGACTGTACCAATGTCAGCTTGGTCAGCCGCAACTGTGGTGACATTTGATGCAATACCAGCGACAGTCGTAACGTCTGACGAGATGCCAGATACCGTGTTAATATTAGGTAGGTTGGAAGAGATAAACTGCTTGTTTACCGCATCTTGGTTGTTTACAGGGTCAGCAACATTGACGATACGTTTATTATCAGCATCCCAGTTATTATTAGCATCAACCGTGATTGACTCGTTAGCAATGTCGATGGCCTCTTGTGCCATGAAAAAGCCCTGCTCAGAGTCAGTATCAAGGTCAGCTTCCTTAAACACTGAGCCAGCCGCATAGTCCACTAGGCGTGAAGTTTGGCTGGTTGCTCTGGAGATAAAGACAGAGTGCCCGTTTGGTGGGATACCAAGAGGGGACGAACCTTGAGAAAAGTCAATGATTGTACCCCCGGTTCTTACCTTGAAGTGTGTATTTAGGGTCTGTGTTACACCATTGACTTTCACGATTAAGTCGGCTTCATCCCTGTATGAAAAACCGATGACAAAGGAATCAGTAGACCCGTCACCGTTTGTTCTTGTAATCGCAAAAGACATTTAATTATTTCCTTGAAATTGTATGTTAGGGACATAGTTCATCCCAGCTTGATTTTCAGCCCTCATTATTTCGTTTCTGATATACTCTTCAGTCACACCAGATTCTTCCATCATAAGTCTGATGAACGATACTTCTCTGAACTTATTTATCATGCTCTTGGCTTCAGCTTCAGCAATACCTACATCAGATTCCGTACCCATAGGTAGTCCTCTGAGGCTATCAAGCGCATCAATTAGTCCAGATTCATGTGTGTATCTCATCCATCTATCGTAATAACTTTCTTTACCATCGCTTGTTATGCGAGTTCTGAGGTCAACATTACGAAGATACTTATGTTTGTAAGGTGCAGTAAAGTGGGTGTTACCTACTTGTGCTAACCGATACAGAAACTGTTCAACTCTAAGTTCTTTTTCAGGCACACCTCGCTTCTTCTCCTCTGCCGTAGAACGGTCAAAGTAGATAAGGTTTGCCATCGGATTGCTGACTGTCCGTGGTCTGCCCAGCGCAGTATATTGCTTGGGGACTAGAGGGTCATCAGGGTTAATCCTGTAGCGAATGAAAGCTTCTAGTGTTGCTGGGTCACTTAGAACGGGATTGTCCAGCATTTGTATCTTGTAGTATGTGTTAGGTAGGAACGTCTGAACCTTTTGTCCTGCAAACTTGATAAGCTGTTCTGAGCCATTCTCATCCTGTAAATCTTCTACAAGAGTAAAGATAGCATCCACACCAGATGCCAAGTTAGCGTCACGGATAGACTGAGCTATAGAACCTACAGCAACTGAAATCATAGCCTGATTGAACATCATGTCTGTCTGGCTAATCTTCTCACCTTGCTCTGCCCGGTACATTAGAGTCTCAGCCCGTTCAAGAGCATTGACCATAATCTTTATTGGCGTAGAGAAGGGGTCAAAGTTACGGAAGTTAAATGTACTTCCATCACTGAACCGCAAACTATAAGGCTCAAGTTCACCAGCGTTCTCAGCCTGTCGGCGTTGTTTGTAGTCATCACCTAGCGAACCTGTGACGTTGCCTGTGGAGTACAGCGAGAACACTGAGCCAGCAATAGCGTAGGACATCATAGCCTCGCCTTGTGCCCGAATCTGACGCATAGAACCATTAGCACCTGAGAGGTCACTAAGGAACTTTGGTGAGATAAGGTTCAAGCCCGGTGTTAGCCGTATGCCTTCTTCAAACACACGCACAGGTGTACGGAAGAACAACTGTCCAGCCATACGCATAATAGGGTTCTTGTTTACAAACGCTTCATAGCCTTTAGCAAGCTTAGATGCTGACCCCTCGCCAGAGAAGTCACGCTTGAATAGAACGTCCTGAACGTAGTCACGGCCTTCTTTGTTGGTAGCCTTTTGAAACGCTTCTGGTCTAGCTTCTAGTTCTTTGTTAATAAAGTTTTGAAGCTTCTGACCTTTTAATCCACGAGAGATACCTTCGGTCATCAAGATGTCGATGGCGTTCTCTTCAGGCTCGTAAGCGTCATCAAGTGCTTTCTGCACCTTCTTAGCTACATGGTCATCAAGTTCTTTACCCTTCAAACCTTTAGCCGCACCATCTTCTATAGCAGTAGCTGTAGCGTTGCCTACTGTAAACCCACGGTAATGGACGTTCTCAAACAGAGCATCTGTGGTAAGCAAAAGGCGTGGGAAGAAACGGATGACACCACCACCAAATTTCTTTGGGATTGTGTTGTAGTCTTCCAAGAAACGTGCGGAGTCACCTGTTAGCATGGAGCGTTCATAACGCCATGCGGCTCGTGCCGCCTTGAGTGCTGATGGTGCGAAAGATGCCATAGCGGTGTACTCAGACATCATTGTCTTGAGGGACGCACTAGACAGTCCATCACGCATCAGGTTGTTAAGGAAAGGCTTGTAGAATACCTTCGCCAGTGATGGCACGGTGTTAATGATTACCGTAGCAGGGGAGAATACAAAACTAATCATAATCTCGTTAAGCACATTGATAGGTTTATTAACCTGTCGATATAGAGTTTGGAAGCCAGTTTCTTCTTGACGAAGTGCTTCTTCCTTAAACTCAGCAACCTTCAGCTTACGGTCACGCCGTAGTTTAATCTCTCGTGCTTGGTCACCCGATACTCGTGCTTCTTCAATAGCTATATCTAGCTTCTTAATCTCTTGGGTGCGTTCTTTTTTAATCAGCTTTTCTGCAAAGATTTCATCGAACCGCTTCTCCGCATCTGAACGGGTAAGCCCCTGTTCTTGTAGAGAGGCAATGGTCATCCCACGGACTTCGCCTGTGTTCAGTCCTTCTGCCCGTGCCCGGAGAGTTTGTCCTGTGATTGTAGATAGAGCAGAGTCTAGTTGGTCAATAGGCTGGATGACTTCTTCAATCTTATCTATCTGGTCACCAATAGCCTTTGCTTCATCACCACTGACTTTTGCCTGTTGCTGTCGTAGCTGGAACACCTTTGTTTTGAGAACCGATGTTGTCTGGTTAGTGACAACCTCTAGTGCCTCACGTTGACCGGGAGCAAACTCTTGTTTGTTTAAGAAGTCTACAAACTCCAGTGGGTTCTTGGCTGACGCTTTTGCAACAATCTGTTGGATAGGCTCGACTGTTTTTACAAGCTCATCAAGGTTCTGTGTACCATCCTCTGTTATAGCGGCTACTTTGCCAGCCGGGACTGTACGCTTGATTGCTTTTACAACAGTATCTAACTCAGTTCTAATCCTACCAATAGGTGTTTGTGCGGCTACAGTTTCAGCCGTAGTCATCTCTGGTAGTTCGTCTACATCAGTCGCCTTCGTAGTCTTTGTCTCAGCCTTTGCTTTTTTCTCAGCCCTAGATAGCTGTACCTTTTTTGCTACACCAGTAACCCCAGCACCTAGACCGAAGCCTAGGACAGCGGTGGTTGCACCAGCTTTAGCGGCTCTACCAAAGTCAATGTCCTCACCAGAGACAGCCGTTTCGACTACCTGACGGTTAATGTCATCGACAGCACCATAGATACCAGCTTCAGTACCAGCAATAATACCACCCTTAACAGACTGCCGAAGGACGCTCTTCACGCCTTCTTTTGTTACAGCGGCTGTACCTTTAGCGGCGGCAGTACCAAGGCCAAATGTAGTGATACCAAGGTATGTGGTAGGGTCAGTAAGTGCGCCTTTGAATAAACGTGCAGTGCCATTCCATGACATACCTAAGTCATCGTATGACTCCATCATGTATAAGAAAGCACGTTTCTGGCTATCATTAGCACCAGAGATACGAGAAGCATCAAGTGTCATCTTAGGCAAGTTCCAGTTGAACCAACCCATCATCTCAATGCCGTATCTCGCATATTCTTTGTCATCACGAAAGCCCTGTGCATACTTACCATTATTCATCTGGTAAATAATCTTTGACGCTTCTACAAAGTTCTTATCTTCGATTAGGTCTTGGTCATAGAGAGTATCACCTACTGACTCATACATAGAATTGAAGCCAGAGCTAGTAGACATAGGGGCAGAGGGAGTTACACCCCCACCACCAAAACCAAAGCGGTTACCGCCCTGTGTGGTTGTTTGACTTCCCCCACCAAATCCAAACCGATTTGCCATGTTATTACCTTTGGTCTAATTCCTTGAGTCTTTCGATAAGCTTTTCTACTGCTACTTCACCATCTAGGTTTGCGCCATCAAGCCCACCAAAATCAAAGTATGAGTTACCTTCTAGCCCAAGTTGTTTCAGAATAATGTCTTTGATAGTTGAATCAGGAACACTTGTCTGCCTACGTTTTAATGGTGTATTGGTCACCTGTTCTAGTAGGGCATTAAGTGTATCTTCAGGTAGGCTAAATTCTTGGTTTTCCTGACTAAAGATTTCACTCAAGTCTTCATAGCCACCAGCTACAGCTTCACGCTCTTCAGCCTGTTCTTTAGCTACTGTTTTGTTTCGTGATACTTTTGTGTCTGTTTCAGTTTCTGTAACTGTTACTTCAGGTTCAGGGGGTACAATCTCTTCACCATCGTCACCAACCAACACCCAGTTTTCATCATTGAATGGGTCATCAGGTAACTTACCAATATACTTAACATTACCTTCACCATTAGGTGCAGGGTAAACTTGGTCTTTTACAGGCTTGAACTGGTCACTGTTGATGTCCTTTGTAGGGTCATATTCTTCGTCAGTGAGTGTATCAACCCTGTTACGAACCTGTGCTGGACTCATGTTACCAGCGGTTTCTTTTAGCTTATTAAGTTCAGCCAGACGGGATTTAACAGTCTCTTCTGCCTTGTCATAAATCTCGTTCATTGCACGAATATTAGGAAGTTGACCTTCGTTTTCTTCCATGTGCTGTTCAATGAGATTAATGGTTGTGTCATCCCAGATTTCTCTAGCAATAGAGTCAACAGATTCACCTACCATAGATAGCTTCAGTCCAACACCCATTAGGGTCTTGTCCTTGTCATAAGTGTCTACAGACCCACCTACACGTTGACGGTAGGCTGTGTTATGTGTCTCTGTGGCAATGATGCCACCACCTTGGATAAGCTGTGGTATCTCGTTAATAAGGGTTGCTTTATCATTAGGTGAAATATCATCTCTAGCTCTGACCTGTGCAATCGCTTGGTCTACTGTCAGAGTTCCGGCGGTTGCCCCAGAAAGAATATTAGTTCTTACCTTGACTCGATTTGCAGAACTTTCATCAGGTGGTACTTCTAGTGACCGCTTCATAGTCTCAATGTATGCCCAAGTGTCGTTAGCTATTTTAACTTCACTGGCATTAGCCCCGTCTTTTGCGGCGGCGATAGCCATGTCTCGTTGTAATTCGTCTAGCTTTTTAATCTGGTCAGCAACGGACAAGTCACCTTCTGTGATGGCATTTACATTAGCTACATTAGTATTAAACTGTTCTTTCTCTGCTTCACTAGCTATGAAAGCTTCATTACGCAGATGTGTCATTCTTGCGGATGCGATAGCTCCCCGTGCATTAGCAACTTTTGCTTCTGTAACTGAGCCTTTTAGAAATGGAACTTTGTCCATAATGGCATCAGTGAGAGGTGCTTTATCAGGATTGTTTTTATCCCATGCTAAAATAGCGTCAACAATAATTCCCTTCCGGGTTACGTTATCAAAGGGAGACACTTCTTTGTCGATTGCCGCAATACCTTCGATGATTGCAGTCATGTTGATGTCACCAGTTTGTGCAATACCATCGGTGTAGGCTGAGTCGAGAAGTGTAGTTACTTGTCCAGTAGTAACAGTTTCTGCACGTTTACGGACGATGCTGTCTCGTCTTGAAGCGTGTTGTCCACTCTTTTCTTGGATAGCTCTACGGATACCTCTCAGTGCCCCACCTTGGGCAAACTGGTAGATTTCACCTGTCTCTTCGTTAGTGGTAGAAGCGATAGCATCTTCTTCAAGTTTAGTGTAGATGCTTTCAAGCGCACCCTTGTTCATAATGATGTCATCACTAAGGCCAGACAATTTGTCCTTTGCCATGTTGTAGAAAGAGTTGTTGTTCTCTTCTCGTACAATCCGGGCAATGATGGCATC